CACTTTTGACCAAGCAACAGAGAGTTTTACTGCAAGGTATACTCACGAAACTATTGCGATGGCTTTTGCTATTACTGAAGAAGCAATTGAAGATAATCTATATGATAGATTAGCTGGTCGTTACACAAGAGCTTTAGCTAGATCAATGGCAAACACTAAGCAGGTAAAAGCTGCTAACGTGTTAAATAATGCTTTTGACGCAAACTTTACTGGTGGCGATGGTAAACCATTGTGTGACTTAGAGCATCCACTAGCAAGTGGTGGTGTTTTAAGAAACGAATTAAGCACAGCTGCTGACTTAAGTGAAACATCTCTTGAGCAATCAATGATTGACATTGCTGCTTTCGTAGATGAGAGAGGACTTAAAATTGCAATGCAAGGCGTAAAATTAATAATTCCAAAAGAATTACAATTTACTGCTGAGAGAATTTTAAGATCTCCACAAAGAGTAGGTACAGCTGATAATGACATTAATGCTATGGCTTCAATGGGAATGATCCCACAGGGTTATAGAGTTAATCATTATTTAACTGATACTGATGCTTTTTTCATAATGACTGATGCTCCTAACGGACTTAAGCAGTTCGTAAGAAGCCCAATCAAAACAGCTATTGAAGGAGACTTTGATACTGGTAACGTGAGATTTAAGGCTAGAGAAAGATATTCTTTTGGATTCTCTGATCCAAGAGGTATATTCGGTTCTCCAGGAGCAGCATAAAAAATATCTCTCCTAAATAAACTAAAGGAAGGGGCTTACATTAGCCCCTTTTTTTATGTATACTGAAATTACCAAGAATTATTAACTGATATAGACAGGCTTGGCTGACACCCTAGAGGACTATATCTTTAACTAGGAAAAAAAATGGCAAATACAACTTTTTCAGGACCAGTTAGATCCGAAAATGGATTTCAAACTGTGTCAAAAAATGCAACTACTGGTGCGATAACTGTTACCAGTGGTAGTAAAATGGGAACAGAAGCAGCTGGTGGTGCTGGTATTGAAGGAACAGCAGCAGTTTATATAACTCAAGTAGAAAGATTAAAAAGTGATGTAGATACAAATGTTAATATTGTAAAAACATCTATTATGATTGATCTTACTGGATTAAATTGTGGTGGCACTGCTGGTGATATCATCGGTAAAGATGGATCAGGTGTCGCATACATTGGTAGAGTAACTACTGCAAACCAAGGCACAGTTTTTGGTGTAACTATGGAGTCTTTTGAAACTCCAGCTGGTGGTGATCCAGACATTAATTTACATTCAGCAACTGAAGGTACTGGTGTTGAAGATACAGCAATCGCTGACTTAACTGAAACTTTGATTATTAATGGTGGTGATCAAACTGCTGGCACAAGAACTGCTGGTGGTGAAATTGCAGCTGATCAATATTTATATTTAACTTGTGGAACTGCTACAGCAGGAACATATACAGCTGGTAGACTTTTAATCACTATACTTGGTTACGATGTAGCTAGTTAATAGGAGTATATTATGAACTCAGATATAGGTGCAAAAACTCTTACCTCGACTGGTACAATACAGTCAGGTAGAACAAGATTGCTATCTATTTATTATGTTGGTCACGCATCAGCTGGAAGTTTAACTTTTAAAGATGGTGGAGCTAGTGGTACACAAAAGTTAGTTATCGCTACTCCAGCATCAAGTGCTGCTGACCAATACCAAGTGGATATGCCTTTAGATGGTATTTTATTTAAAACAGATATGCACTTGACTATTAGTAACGTAACCTCTGTTACAGTTTTTGTAACACCGATTACGGCTGATACTGATAATGGATAAATACACAGCAGAGCTTCTTGGTTTTAAAGAAGGTGGTATGCCACCAAAGACCAAGAGGTACTTCAGGTCTACTGAGTCTGGAGCAGGAATGACTCAAAAAGGTGTTGAGAAATATCGTAGAGATAATCCTGGTTCCAAACTCAAGACTGCTGTGACTGAGAAAAAACCAAGTAAGTCTAGACAAAAAAGAAGAAAGTCATATTGTTCTAGAAGTAAAGGACAAATGAAAATGCATAATATTAATTGTCAGAAAACACCAAAGAAAAGAATATGTGCAGCTAGAAGGAGATGGAGATGTTAGAAGATTTATCAGATAATTTTAATTTAAGTGAATTTATTAAATCACAAACAGCATTAAGAAATGGTATAGATAATACACCAAGTGAAGAGGTGATAGAAAATTTAAGAGCTTTATGTGAAAATGTTTTACAACCTTTAAGAGATTATTTTTTGATGCCAGTCTACATTTCATCAGGATATAGAAGTCCAGAGCTTAATGTGAAAATTGGTGGCAGTAAAACCTCACAACATTGTAAAGGTCAAGCTGCTGATATAGAAATATTCGGCATTGGTAATAAAGAATTAGCAGATTGGATAGCAGATAATTGTGAATATGATCAATTAATTTTAGAGTTTCATAATGAAGAAGACTTAAATTCAGGTTGGGTTCACGTATCTTTTAATAAAGAAAATAATAGAAAACAATATAAGAAAGCAGATAAAAATGATGATGGTATGGTAGAGTATACATTTGTATGACAATGAGTAGAAGCCAGATGAGACAACAAGTCTCTAAACCACCACAAAAAAGAAAGTGGACAAGAAAAAGAAAAGCTAGTATAAATTGTGCTAAACCAAAAGGATTTAGTGAAAGAGCTTATTGTGCAGGAAAAAGAAAAAGACGTAAAAGTAGTTGATAACTTTTTACCTGTTCCTTTGATTAATTTACTTCATCAGCATATATTAAAAGATTTACCTCACACAATGACAGGTTGTTCAAATAAGGGAGACACACCTTTTTATTATGTTGATTTACAAAACGAATTTTTTTTAAATAAAATCATTTTAACTTATATATGCAACACGTTAAAAATAAATTTAACTTTGATAAGAATGTACTGTAATGTTCAATATCAACATATGAATGGGGAGTGGCATACTGATACTGGAGATGGCAGTAGTAGAACAGTTTTAATTATGATTAGTGATACGCTATCTAAAAATTCAGGTTGTTTTTGCACTAAAAATAATAAATATGATTTTATTCAAAATAGGTTATTGTTTTTTCCTGCTGATATTATTCATAAAGGTTTAGCTCCTACAGAAAAAGGAGTTGCGAGAATTACATTAGCGTGTAAAACTAAATTAATATGATAAAGTTTGCTTGTAATGTTTTAAACGTAAAAGTTATTAATGGTTGTAACTTACGTTGTGAGGGTTGTAGTCATCATAGTCATATTGCTTCAATAAATAGCAAAATTGATATAGATAAATTATTAGATAGTTTTAAAAGATTAGAAGAGAGAATAGTTATTACAGACCATATATCTTTATTAGGAGGAGAAACTTTTTTAGAACCTAGATGGAGTGAGGTATTGACAAAAATAGAAGATACTTTTTCATACTGTAGACTAAGGTTTTACACTAATGGGGTATATTTATTGAAAAACTACGATAATATTTTAAAACATATGTCAAGAGGCACAGAGCTACATATAAGTATACACGAGAAAAATAATACTAATCTAGGAGCCAATATAAAAAAAACTATAACTGAGTTTTACAAAAAACTAATACAAGATAAATTTGTTGATTTCGATAGAATCTTTTATAAAGATCAATATTTGACTAATTGGAACAAAGCTTTTATTGAAAGGGAAAAAAAAATATATCCACATAGCACCAAAGATATATACAAAAGTTATGAAAACTGTGTTTGTCCTAATGTTCAATATTACAAGAATAAATTATGGAAGTGTGCCACGATTGCTTACCTAAAAGACACATTAGGAACATACAAACAATTAAATGACCCAGTTTGGAAACCTTATCTAAAATATGAGGGATTAGATGTAGATGCTCCAGATGATGACTTTAAGCACTTTTTTACAAAGCAATATTCACCAGAATACATATGTTCTATTTGTCCTAGCAAACATTACAATCTTTCACATAAACAAGATACATCTATACAGAAGGTAGACATAAAGCAACTTTAAATGTATTATTACCTTAGAGGTGATACTATGACAAAATTATGCCCAAGAGGTAAAGCAGCTGCTAAAAGAAAATTTTCAGTTTATCCCAGTG